GTCTACGCCGATGATCCGGTTCCAGGTAATCTGGTACTGGGAGTTGGCAAACTTCTTAAAGAATCTTTCCAAGATCTAATCACAGCAGCAGGTAGCACTCAGGCTACCGCATTTCCTCTCACGAGTGAGATGAATCGTATTACTACAGCTGCTGCCAATACAGGTGTAACTCTTCCTCCGTCAGCTCCGGGTCTGACAGTATTCGTAGTTAATCGTGGAGCTAATCCCCTTACAGTGTATGGCTTTGGTGTAGACACTGTAGATGGTGCTGTAGCGACTACGGGTGTTAAGCAGATGCCTAATTCCACGGTACTCTACGTCTGTCATACGGCAGGTGTCTGGGAAACTGAGGGCTTGGCTACAGGCTTTGAGCCTGGCTTGGGTTTGCAGACAGTATCGAATGGTACTATCGCAGGCAACGCCACAGTCACCCAGGCTGCAGGCACACCAGTCACGACCTCATTGACCAACGTCACAGCGGCAGCGGCTGCAGCGGTTACTCTGCCAGTTTCTGTTGCTGGTCTTGAGATTACTATCCACAATATCAGTGCTAACAACGTGAGTGTCTTCCCGAATGCGGGTGGAACTACGACAGAGACCATTAACGCTCTATCAGCCAATGCGGCTATCGTTATGGCTACAAATACTTCCACGACCTTTACTTGCACAGTAGCGGGTCAATGGTATACGGTTCCTAGGGTTCCGTCGTAAATTAATAAAGGAAACTAATAATGGCTAAACACGAAAAATATAATGGTCACAAGGGCGTTCCGGATGGCCAAGGTAAAATGGTCCGAAAGGGCACTCCGAAGACTATCGATACGGGTGGATCTTGTGACGGTGGTGGATCGGCAGAGTTGGCGCGAGCCGCTAAGTCGATTAACTCCGGCAATCGTAAGGGTGGCCTTCCCGGCCTGTAAGATATGCCCAGCGTCAGCAAGAAGCAAAAACACCTTATGGATGCTGTCGCGCACGGCTGGAATATGCCGGGCGGAAAAGGACCTTCTGTGAAAGTAGCTAAAGAGTTTGTACGAGCGGATAAGGTAAAAGCTTCCCGCTCGGAGCGGAAGAAGACCCGAGATTCTAAATTGAATAAATGGGCCCACGGCGACGCGAAGTCCAACGTAGGAGAATACACGACGTGAGTATTGACGTTCCATTTCAGCCTAAGTCACAGACTTTTGGGCTAACCAACGCAGCAGCCCAAGCAGTAGCAACAGGCTCTACTCTGGCCTCTGCAGGTATGGTCTCTTTTCGCATCTTTAGTGTAGGTACCTCTGCCCAGAGAATTGGATGGGGAGATACAGCAGCTAAGACCTCTTCGGCAGCTCCCTCTGCTGGTGCTTTTGCACAATCCATGGCAGTAGCTGGAGGCGTAGCTATTACACTTGAGCTTCCTGCAAGTACTTTCTTTATATCCTCTGCAGCCTATGTCGCTGGTACATCAGGATTTGAAATTACTCCCGGACAGGGATTTACTACTACCTAGGAATTTTATATGGCAGGCACACTACTGTCCGGGGCGTACCAAAAGCCCGCTAAACGGACTAAATCCCCCAAGAAGGGCGGTGAGACAGGAGATTTTCATACTCAGGTCGGTGAACTCGATGATGAGATGAAAGAACCTTCCCCAGCTATGAAGATTACCAAGGCCGCTCATGACGAGAAGCATACGGCTACTCGGGACTGGGTCGCAGGCAGGATGAGTACTCGAAAGCACTCTCAGGTTCATAGTCGAGCCAATCATGTTATTAAGCACCCTGAGCGGTATTTTGGGAAAAAGTAAACTAGCTTCGCTAGAAGCTTCGGGACAAAGCTATGATCGTAGTAAACAACATCCGTTCAGGCACCATCTACGTAAACGTACGGCCAAACCAGCAATACCCAATACAGTAATCATAGATGCCAATTAATAATCGAGGTCTATCAGGTCAACCCATTCTGCCCTATGTGGACTATAGGTCCTACCAGGGTGCGGATGTATTTATTGATCTTACTTTCCTCGACCATACCGGGGCTTTAGTCACTCCAAGTACGTTCAGTTATCAGATTGATGACATGACTAATTCCTTGAGCATAGTTCCGGCGACTTCCGTAGCTGTTACGGGATCTACTCAGACCCTTCGCCTATTGGGTTCAGTATTCCAGCTTAGTCACAATTGGCAGGGCAGTGAGATTTGGCAGATCTCCATGAAAGCGGTGCTTCCAGACGGTTCTACCGTTATGGGGGTTACCATCCTTGAACTCCTAGCTATCCAGGTACCTAATGGCTCGCTCTAAATATTGCCCAAAACACGGCGATCCTGAAGAACTTCCTCACATGGTCAGTCATTGTACTTGCATAGATGAACCTAAGTTTCCTATTAATCTCATTGGTGAATTAGTTGCAGTCCGACCAAATCCTCCAGAAAATACAGTTCGGTTACCCGATTGGAAACGAGCCCTTAATGGCACAGTTTTGGCTGTGGGACCGGAAGTCAGATCGATTGAAAGTGGTGACACAGTGTATTTCGGAGCAGCAGTTGGAATGGATTCAGTCCTTAGTGGACAAACCATCCGACTCCTTAAAGAACAAGACCTAGACTTCATATATGAGGCTTAATCCCCGTGATATTGAGCGAGAGATTGACGAAAGTATCGCAGACGGTCAAACCACTTTTGGATCGCGTTCTAGTACAAAGACTCGAATACGAGCACCCTACTCTAGCCGTAGTCGGAGTCACTCTACAGAAGGGCGTCGTGCTGGCAGTGGGTCCCGGGAAAAGACAAAGGAAGAAAGTACGCTTTGATCTCCTCCAAGGACACCTATCGACAGCTCATGCTTTGCACTTTGAAGACGGACCCGAGACAGGAAGGATATATCCTATCCACGTCCGAGTGGGCGATGTTGTTGAGTTCTCTCCTCGGAACCAAATCGAATGGGAATACGAAGGCGAAAAGCTAGTCTGGATATGGCAAAAAGCAATTTACGGCACAACGAACGAGTCAAAGCATGAAGCCCTCCTCTGGCAAACCGTCGCCGGCACCGACAGACACGGAAATTTCCTACCCGGAACTGACCCTTGATGATATTAAGGCTATTGCCCCTATCAATCGCTCTGGTGGCCCTGATCTTTATAATCACATGCCCACCAGAATGGTTCCTGTCGAAGAAGCTAAATACAGGAAATGGGGGTATTGTTTTTCCGCTACCCCTTGCCGATATGGTCATGTTGCTCCTAGGTTCACTAGCAATCCTCGCTTGTGCGTTGATTGCCAACGGCTAAAGAAGGGTAAGGGCACAATTGGTGAAAGAACCGGTATTGATAACAAGAATTTCAAGAAAGGTACCGGTGGAGCTAGCGGCGTAATCGTAAATGTCACAAAACCGGAACAAATTGATGCTTGGGAACGAAGATTTCTTGAAGCTTACGCCTATCATAAAGACTTTAAGGCAGCTTGTACTGCTGTAGGCGTTGTAGAATCCCAGATTTTGGCCCGTCTATCCTATTCAGCCTCATTTAGAAGTTCATATGAGACTCTCGAAGATCAGCTTGGTATTAGACGAGTTAATTCTTCCGAGGGTTTTATCTGGACTAAAGAAAAGCATGACAAGATTATCGAAGTTTATATCAATACTGGCGATATGGCTACAGCTAGAGACTCCATCGGCGTCACCCCGTTTGAATATTTCCAAGAATTGGCCCGCAACGGGACTTTTGCGGAGAGAATCAAAGAAGCCGATCCTCTGGCTCATCTGGCACTCGAAGAGAGAGCTATTCAATTGGCCTTGGCCGGTAACGACAAGCTACTTCAAAAGATATTAAGTGTCAAAAAACCTGAATATCGTGAAAATATTAAGGTTGACATGAATGTTACAGAAAAATTAGATGACAAACAGATCAATGCCCGCCTCTTTAGACTCCTTAACAAGCTCCGACCTGATGTTATTGAAGGGGAATGCACACCAGTTACCGAAACACGAGCAATTACAGCTCCTGGAACTTCTGGAGGAACTGGACCGACGGAAGAGTCGGAGGAAGATCGATCAGTACTTCAGCACACCAAAAGTAAGGGCTGAATACCCTAAGCAAATTCAGCATTTCCGCCTCGGGGCTATCAATAACGAGAGGCTTCTAGCAGGGGGGAATAGATCTGGCAAGAGCTTAGCCGGCGGATACGAGATGACTCTCCACTTGACGGGACTTTACCCGGAATGGTGGGAAGGTAAGACCTTCAACGAACCTATAATGGCTTGGACAGCTGGGGATACTGCTAAGAATGTCAGAGACATCATGCAATCAATGCTTATTGGACCCTACGGTAATACCGAACAGTACGGTACAGGTCTCATACCCGGTGAACTCATTCACAGGTATACATCTAAGCATGGCCTATCCGACGCAATCGAGTCAGTCTACGTTAAACATGTATCCGGAGGGCTTAGTAATATCCAATTTAAGTCCTATGATCAGGGACGAGAGGTGTTCCAAGGCACTAGCCAGCATGTCATCCACCTTGATGAAGAGTGCCCTATGGATATCTATACTGAGTGTCTTCTCCGTACTCTTACTGTTAACGGTATTGTATATGTTACCGCCACTCCACTTCTCGGTCTCACTGATTTGATGCTCGCCTTCATGCCCGAGTTCATGCCAGCGCCCGAGGACTTCGCTAAGAAGTTAAACTAATGTCTAAGGCATGCACATTTGTGGAGTGGGAAGATGTCCCGCACTTACCAGAAGAACTTAAAAAAGCTATCCTCGACAGCATCCCTGCGTGGCAGAGAGATAGCCGCACAAAAGGTGTTCCTCAACTCGGCTCTGGAGCGATATATCAAGTACCAGAATCGGACGTCACAATCCAAGGATTTGAACTCCCCAAGCACTGGCCTCGATGCTTCGGAATGGACGTAGGCTGGAACAGAACCGCAGCTCTTTGGGGGGCATATGATAGAGAAACGAGTACACTATACATCTACGATGAGTACTATCGAGGACAGGCCGAGCCTTCGGTGCACAGCACCGCCATTCTTCAAAGAGGAAAATGGATACCCGGATCTATCGATCCAGCATCCCGTGGACGTATGCAGACAGATGGTTCCCGACTTCTGGAGCTGTACCAAGGACTTGGACTTGACATCGAAATTGCGGAAAATGCTAGAGAAGCCGGAATCTATCGAGTCTGGGAGATGCTCAGTCAAGGACGTCTCAAAATTTTCAAGTCTTGTGCCAATACCATCAGCGAATATAGATTATATCGTAGAGATGAAAAGGGCCAAGTAGTTAAGAAAAATGATCATTTGATGGACTCCCTCAGATACCTCGTAATGAGTGGTCTTGAGAGAGCTAAGGTGGAACCTAGTTTTACTGGAGTTCCGTGGTTTAACTGGAATCCGCCAGACTTTTGGGCTGGCTAAAAATTATGCCTACAAATATTACAATCAAGAACAGCAATCAGATTCATCAA